TCAGATGGGAACAATTTGTTGCAGATGAATTTGTCTTGGAGAAAACCATTAATGGAACTGAAGTTCGCATGCTCGATGGAGCCAAAGCCAACAAGGCCATTCAAGAAGATCCTATGAACGTCACTAAGTTTAATTATTTTATGAAGCTGGACCCCCTTGCAAATACCAAAGTTTATTTGAGCGAGAAGAAATACACATTCGAAGAATTCGCTCGTATAAATTGCGAAGAAGTTCGAGAGAACTCACGCAAGGGATTACAGTTCATACAAACGGTTAAGACTTACAATGAATATGTTCGTAATCGTGATAAGGATGGCTGGGTAGGCCCCCAACTCCAAGGAGTAGATGATGAACCCCCAAAAGAAGTGGATGAAGAGTCCATTCCGGACATGTATGCATTGTTCCTTAAATCAAGCTACTATTGCGCCTATAAAGGTGAAATGTATAAGGACTTTACAAACGAAGAGCTCGTACAGAAGAGATTGGAAGATTTCAAAAACTGGAGAGAGATGAGAGCTGTAAAGATCAAAGCAGCGGAAGAAGCCTACATGGAAGCACAAACTCCAGCAGAGGAGAACTCCGTTTTTTACTATGCCGATAATCATATTGATGTTATTAGTGCATCTATATCCCACGCTTGCGATGGGGTAGATAATGTGCAAATGACAACAAAAGATTATGGCAATTTGAGAGGAGCATCATGTGTTCGTGCCACTAGCCCTAGACCGAAGGTTCATTTGAGGATAGCAAAGGCTTTTGCCATTGCTACAGCAACAACAAACAGACGTGAACTTGAATATCCAGAAACTTCGCAAGAGGAACTGGATATCATTTTTAATTCCGTTTTTTGGGCTCAATCCGAAATTCAACCATCCCAAATTGGTAGGTGTAACGAACATGACTGCACTGGACGACGACTAAATGAAATTCGTGCGCGTCTTCACAGAGATTTTATCTTTGCGAAGAACGAGTGCCTGAATAAATACGGTTATTCGAACAATGCAGGTGCAATTCTTGGACTTTGTGAGAAATGGAGCAGAGAACACACGTGGTTTGCTGTCTTGTCAAGTGTTTTAACACTTGGTGCAGGAGTAGGAATTTACTATCTTTTCAAATATATAGTAAAGACCTTGGCAGCAGGAACGATGTTCGGAGCGAGACATCTTAAGAGGAAAATTATTCATATGATTTATGGAGATTCTGCGGATATCAAAGAAATTTTTGAATCACACTCACACGAGTGTGCTACAAAATATAAAGAATTCGCAGATTGGCTTGAATCTTACAGGATTTCATATCCTGGTAGAATAAGGAAATCTCAGTTTGATGAAATCTGTGTGCAGAAGAGGAAACCTACATCCTGGGGATGTAGGTGCCACGTTATAACTGGCGAAGCCCCCAAAGACACAACTACCGGAACTCAGAACAATGTACTCGAAGCTTATGCGACGAATACAACGAACGGACAAAAAACAAACGTAATTGAAGCTTATGCGACAAATACGACCAACG